TTTGGATGAGATTTGTGACGAGTGTATTGTAACTGATGATAATAATAACATCGTCCAGTTTAATTTGGTGGGGGATTACAGTAACGTAGTTGAAAACACGATTGCCAAAGAGTTTAACAACTTCATTCAAATTTTCGAACTTGAAACAACGGGTTGGGAAAAGTTCCGTCAAATGTTAATTGACGGGGAGGTATTTTACGAAAACCTTATCAAAAAAGGCAGAGAAGATTTAGGAATTCTTGGCCTCGTTTCGATTCCTTGCGAATTGGTTAATCCTGTTTATCATAACGTACAAAACGAGTTGCTGAAAGGCTTTTTGTTACGCAAGCCTGTTATCGGGCCCACCCAATCTATTAATTCTCAAGACCAAGAAGAGCTTTTGTTCTTGCAAAAGGCCCAAGTATCTTATATCAATTCGGGTATTTGGAACGAATTCAAAACAATGCGTTTGCCTTTTATTGAAAACGCGAAACGGTCCTATAGACAACTAAGTCTTATCGAAGACTCTGTTGTAATTTATCGTTTGGTGCGGGCGCCGGAGCGATTAAAGTTTAAAGTTTATACAGGCAACATGCCTGCTCCAAAAGCTGAGTCTTATATTAAGAGCCTCATGATGAAATATTGGTCAAAAAAGACCTACAATGGAGCAGAAGGACAAGTGACGAATATTTATGACCCGCAATCGATGCTTGATGCCTATTGGTTCCCCGTTGATTCCCAAGGAAAAGGTACCGATGTTGAAACACTGCCCTCTGGCGGAGCGCTCGGAGAAATTAAGGATTTGGATTATTTTCTTACAAAACTCTATAAGAGTTTGAAAGTTCCTGTATCCCGTTTCTTAACTGCGGGAGATCCGTTCAAAGACGGCGCAGAAATTACTAGAGACGAGCTCCGCTTTGCTCGATTTGTTATGCGACTGCAGGCTCAATTTGCAAATGGCATCAAAAACACTTTCATTACTCATTTAAAACTGAAAGGTCTTTGGCAGGAGTATAACCTCAAAGAAAAAAGTCTGCGAGTTAAGTTCAACGAACCCACATCGTTCCGAGAAATGCGGAACCAGCAGCTGTTAAAGATGAAGTTTGAGAACTATCAAACAGCTACGCAAAACGACGCTATATCTAAATCTTATGCTCAAAAAGTATATTTGCAATATACCGCTGCAGACATGAAAGAAAACAGAGAATGGCTTAGAAGAGATGCTGCGTTAACTTGGGAGCTTGGCAAAATCGGAGAAATGGGTCCAAACTTCAGAGAACAATTAGCAGCCCAAGCTCAACCGACTGGAGGAGAAGCGAGCCCTGAAACTGCAGGAATGCTGGGAGCTGAAGCAGGTGGAGGCGGCAGCGCTCCAGGAGCAGAAGCTATTCCGGAGTTTGGTTCTGAAGCCGGGACCACCCCAGAAACTTCAGCCGCACCTGAAGCGGAAGCTCCAGCCCCTGAAGCTCCAGCCCCTGAAGCTCCCGCAACGCCCGCTCCTACAGCTTAAAAGCTAGCTGGCTTGAATTAGATTCATGGCAGCATATACAGCTGCTGAGTTTGTAATTCCTCTGGCTCCGATAACAATCATTTGCGGTGTTCCGTCAATATGAATGCCAAATCGGCCGTTTAACCCCAAGAGTTCGGATTCTGCAGACGATGACTGACTCCCTTGTCCGCCAGCAACAAACCCTGTCTTGAGTTCATGACCACCAGACAGAGTAATGGTGCCATTGCCTACCGCATACTGCAAATTGCTATTCGGAATGTTTGTCCACGTGGGCGTGGATCCATTACTGAATGATACGTCGTAGTTAAAAATCTTAAACATACAATCTGCATTTGTAGAAGTATTAAGAATCTCTGCTGTACGTAGCATTGAAACTGTATTAGGATAACTTGGATTGGTGCGCACTCCGATAACAAAAGTCCATCCCGTCGTCGCGCAGGATACAGTCGAAGATAAATTAACAAGTACAAAGCGTTCCTAACGGTTGCTGATCTGCTCCTTCGTTAATAACTGAAGCACAAATTTGTTTCATCGAACCCGGAGTGCTTCCTTGCTGGCGAAGTTCGTAGCGTACGGGTTGGTTTGGATAAGAGATATAAGGAGCAGTTAAACCGTTTAGATGGCTTACATAATGAGCATACAGCAATTGACCATTTATAACAAACCCAAATCGTTGTCTGCCAATACCGAGCCACTCATAATCCATCGCAATAATTTGTGCTTTGGTAAAGTCTAAATTAATACCAGAAGGGCCCGTTCCGTCAAATTTGTCTATAGACCAAGCAGATTGGGGAGTCGAGCTCGTGAAAGACGTTCCTTTCGTCTTTTTGGTAACGAAATATGGTCCGTTTTGTGTCATTTCAAACCAGGCCCCATCCGTTGGCTCATATGGAGCTGCTGAAGCTCCTTGAAAAAACCCGACACGCTTTACAACATCCGTTTCTGCAGACAATAAACAACTGAATAAACCTAAATTGCTTTTGCCGGGTTGATAATTAAACCGCAGATTGCTCTGTCGGATTGCATAATCATTTTGATTTGTAGTATTGTATTGAACAAGAGAATCCCCTTCAACGAAACCAATTGTAGCCGAACCAGAAAGAGCTTCATTATAATCTAATGTCGTCTTTTGATGTAAGGTTTTCGAATCAAACAAGGTGATTGGACTACTCACTCTTAACCGCCCAAATGCGTCAACTGAACTATTGTCTCCGAACGGAGAAGAATGTGTCAAAGATTTAGAAACGTCATAAACCAAACGAGCTGTTTTATTATAAGCAACAGGAGGAACGCTTCCGTTGGATGTAATTGTAGGGAAGTTTGTTTCATTTTCTAACGAAACGTAGGTCAACGTTTCCAGCGCCTGTTGCTGATAGAGTGGTTTGTTGTTGATCGGCATACACTATATTTAGGAAAAAAAGTTAAATAATAGCAACATATGTCTGTGTACCCAACTGGTTATAAAGGAGGAACTACTCTTACGCCTTCTGTTACATCGTACGATTTGCTTTCTGAAAGAATTCAGCGGCAACTTGGTGCTCCCCTTATTAATCTCGAAGTATCCGATGAGCAGATTTATGATTATATTACAGATGCCATTGAGTATTTTACGAAATGGGCGGGCTATACAGAAGAATACCTCGTATTTGACTCCAAATTATATGTTCCCGGAGTTGGTATTAAAGTCGATGACCTTGTCAATAAAACCCCAGAAATGTATAAAGGCACGACAACACAAGGAGTATCTGCTGCTTATGATTATGATTTAGCATCATACAGAAAAGTGGTGGACTGCTTTGAGTTCTCTAAAGGAGAAGATACTGGAATTAATACGCTGTTTACACTGGAACAAGCTATGGCTCAGCAAATCTATAGTTCGTATATGATTGGGAACTTTGGTTTTGATTTAGTAACATGGGAAGTACTCAAAGGATTTATTGATACGCGAAATAAAGTATTAGCCCTCCAAGCCCAATTCCGCTTTGATTCCCGAACCCAACTCCTTCGCATCATGCCTGAACCCAAATCTACCCATACTTATTTGGGCATCGTGGGCTGCTATATTGAACGCCCCGTCAAAGATCTCATTCGAGAAAGATGGGTACAAAAGTACGCATTGGCTTTAACAAAAATTGGTATTTCTAGAACGAGGGAGAAATTCACTGGAACTGCTTTATTTGGCGGGGGAAGCGTAAACTCTGCCTCGTTACTTCAAGAAGGTACAAAGGAAAAGGAAGCACTAGAACAAGAATTAATGATTAGCTTCCAGGATAACATCCCGCCTACCTTCTTTATAGGCTAACTTCTTTGACTGCTACACTAAGTTTTAGATTGCTACCATAAATACTAGTATGGATTTTCAGTTGCTAGTAGAAGAAATTTTAAACGAAGCGGCTCGATGCACTGGGCCCACACAAAAGACGTCGAGTGATCGTCCAACAAAGAAGTGGATGAGGTGTGTCAAAGCTCCAGGCGGAGGTTACAAACGAATTCATTGGGGACAAAAGGGTGTTAGAGTGACGGGTAAATCGGGAAACACCAAACGCAAAAAGGCATTCAAAGCTCGTCATCGGTGCTCTGGAGCCAAGCCGGGCACTCCTCGTTATGAGGCTTGTCGGGATTGGAAATGAATTTTCAAAGATACTATTACAAACTTTATCAAAAACAGGGCAATGGAATTACCTTCGTGGATGTTGACGGGACTCTTTTTCATTCAAAAGCAAAAATTAACGTCGTAAAAAACGGAAAGGCTATTCATCAGCTTGGAAACGTTGAATTTCGGGGATATCAATTGAACCCTGGGGAGTCTTTTGATTTTGGAGAATTTGCTGATGCTAAGTTCTTCCGAAAGACTTCTGATCCAATCAAGCCTGTAATAAATCGGTTAAAGAAGATTCTTGATAATATTCAAAAAGGTTCAAGAGAGTCTCGAGTAGTAATTTTGACTGCTCGAGCATCTTTTGATGACATGGATGAGTTTAAACGGACTTTTCGAGACCATGGTGTTGATGTAGATCGGTTGGAGATACGAACGGTTGGAGACAAGCCAGGAAATGCTCCAGAGAAGAAAAAAGCAGAAGTCCGAGAGTTTCTCAAGAGCGGAAAATATCAAAGGGCTCGAATGTTTGACGATACTGATGAAAATCTTACAGCGTTTGTTGAACTACAGCAAGAATTTCCCGATGTTCAGTTTCATGCTATCAAGGTTTTGGATTCTGGAAAGGCCGTTGAAGTTGAAGCGTGAAAAACTTTTTTGAAAAACCAAAGCATATTCTCTAGAGTGCGGCTGTGCGTTTTATGCTTGTTGCTCTAAAAAAGTAATGTTTTTGTTAAATATAAACATATGAAATCTAAAAACACTCTTTTGCTCGAGCAGGCTTACGAAGAAACGAACTGGAATATGATGCTCAAACGTATGATTGCAGAAGGCAAGAATTACGAGGAAATTGAGAACTTTTTTCTTACAGAGGCTCCTGCGTGGTGGGATAAAGCTAAGAGTGCAGCAGCTGGTCTTGTAAACGTAGGCAAAGGAGCTGTATCTACAGCAAAGCAAGCAGGTCAAGGTCTGGCAACTGCTGCTAAGGGAGCAGCTGGTGCCGTTGTCGGTGGGGCTCAGCAAATTGGGAAAAACGTTGCTGCCCAATATAAAACGGGTAAGGAAGCGGCTACTGCTCAGCAAAAAGTCGTCGAGTTAAAAAAGAAGTACGAGGAATTTAAGTCTCTAACCGACGACTTGAACACCAGAGTAACCGAGCTATATCCTAGTTTGTTTCCGAAAGGCATTAAAGGATTATCGATTGCTGCTGTCATGAGTAAGATAACTGGACAAATGGGTACTCCTGTAAAGCAAGCAGCAGCAGCTTCTAATACAGCCGCATCGACTGCTCAACAGGGAATGTTTAAAGGAGTTGGGTCTGCCATGGCTGCTGGAGCAAAGGCTGCTACTACCCCTCCTCCTGTTACTCCGTAAGAAGTCATGAAATCCAAAGACCAACGACTTCTCGAAGAAGCTTATGTCGTGGTATTGGAAGGGTCGCGAGCTCGGCATTTATACAAATCTGTTCTAGAAGAACTGGAACCTTATTCTAAGGATCCTTCTTACTTTGTTTCTTTTACAGCAATAGAAAAGATTGGTATCAATCCCCGTAATGCATTTTCAACACCCATTGGAGTATATGCTTACAATCTAAAAAATCTTTGGTTTGATTGGACTCATGGAGATGATTTCTTTGGTAAAGATAGACCGTTTGTTAACCTTATTAAGCTTAATACAAACAAGGTTTGTTATATACACAGCTACAAGTTTAATGATAAAGACTATAATATTCTCAAGCAAACATATTTAAAGGCTCATCCTTCCGGAAATTTTGATGAATATATAAAAGAGAGAAGAGAAGCTATTGGAAAAGAAACTAATTTGTATAAGAATGATTCAGATGGAGCTCTCTTATGGGATTTGACTGGAAACTTATCTAAGGCTCATTCATCAGGAGATCCCAAGAGCTTTACGGTGAAGTGGAATAAGTTATTTAGAGAGCTTGGTTATGATGCTGTAATAGATCAAACAAGCGTGATTCATTTGTTGCAGAGTGCTCAAGCAGTATTTTTTGTACCAAGTAGTTATGAGCTAGTTAAGAGAATTAATAACAAAACTTATGGCAAAGAAGTAAAGAGAGATGATTACTGGGGAAGTGAACAACAACCTTTTTGGCGCCCGGGAGCTAATCCTACAGTTGATCTTATATTGGTCTACAAAGGTAAAGTATTGCTGATTAAGCGCAATAACAAATCAAAAGCAGAAACAGGCAAGTGGGCTATTCCTGGAGGTTTCATAGATACTAATGCTGACAAAGGGGAACCATTTAAATTTGAAAGAGAAACTCCCAAGCAAGCTGCCATTAGAGAGCTCACAGAAGAGACAGGCTTGTACATTGCTAACATCAAGAACGTTGGAGAGAGATTGAAATCCGTGGGAGTTTATGAAGGCAATAAAAGAGATCCAAGAGACAACAAAGAATCTTGGTCCCAATCTCATGTCTTCGCAATTGAATTAAACGACAACGATAGAATAGACACAAGTAAAGCTAGAGGTATGGATGATGCTGCAGAAGCTCGTTGGTTTGATATAAACAACTTACCCTCTCCTTTAGCTTTTGATCACGAGAAGATAATTAAAGACGCTTTGAATCAATAAATACAATTATGAAATCCAAAGACGTTCTTCTGCTCGAGAGAGCTTATGATAAAGTAAGATTGCTCTGCGAAAAGCTATTAACTATCGACAGCTTGAGACAGCAGATTATTGGAGCATTTCGGACGTATTTTGATATCGACGAGATCGATATAGATGATGCTCGTACAGAGAAGCGGATTCACGTGCCTCTCTCGAAAGAAATGGGCATACGAGACTTTGAGATAAACTACGATTTCCGTCTGCCAGAGAAATGCGACTATCACGTTTCTGTATATTTTGCTCTCGTGTATAAGAGGTTACTGTATATAGTAGATCTAAGTCTGTATTACTGGAATCAAGAGCCTACTAGGAACGATTTTCAGGACATTGCACACGGTCGAAACATTGCACACGGGAGCGCGCAACAAAAACAAAAAAACCAAATCAATACTGAAAGTCCTTTGACTGTTTATGGGTATGTGTATGAAGTGGATCCTAAAACAAAGGACAAAATTTTGCTTGATACGATAAACAGAGATCGGTCAAGCTTCGATCACTTTAGACCAGAGGGTGGGGATATTGGCGAAATCGCAATTCAAGTCAAAAAAATCATCGACAACAGCTCAAACGATGAAAACGATGAGCCCGAGGACATTGATCCGGTCCAACCAACTTCCAAAAACCTCCTATCGGTGATCTCGTAGAAGCATAAATACAAATATGCCATATAAGATTTACAAAAAAGGAACGGGGTACAAGGCTTGCAAAAAAGGCGGAGAAAAATGCTTTTCTAAAAAACCGTTAACGAAAGAGAAGGCTACATCTCAAATGAAAGCTTTGTATGCTAGCGAAAATGTCTCTGTTAAAGAATCAATCGATAAGTTTCCAGACGATTACGATTTTGAAATTCAGGACAACAAAGTAAAGTTCGTTTTAGAGAAAGGAGCAACTCCAGACGAGGACTTTTCTTTGACTGTTACGGTGAGAGGGGAAAACGAAGATGTGTTGTATCATCTGCAGTTCGTGGATCCAGAGAGTGTGGAAGGTATTAGCCAAGACAGTATTACTATGTTTGGAGACGTAGCAAAAGAAAAAATTATGGGCTCTGACGAACAATCTCTTCCAGAGTCTAAGCAGTTCGAGTTCGAAGCTTTGTGCTCCACACTCTTAGTCGATTGAACAGAAAAAGGACTAAGCAGTACCGACAGGGAATTTTTAATTGTGTAAACAAACACAAATATAAAGGCACGTATCCCATTACATATAGAAGTCAGTGGGAGCTGAATTATATGAGATGGTGTGATCACAATCCTAATGTCATTTCGTGGGGTTCTGAATCCATTGTCATTCCGTATGCAAATCCTTTGACCGGAAGAACCTCTCGATATTTTATAGATTTCAACATAGTTGTTAAAACTAAAACAGGAGAAGTTAAGAAATTCTTGATTGAAATTAAACCTCATGCTCAAACGATTCCCCCTGTGCAAACTCGAAATACAAAGAGCTTAGCCAAGAGACAAGCAGAGTATGTAAAGAATCAATCAAAATGGAAATCTGCCACAGAATACTCTAAAACACACGGGTTTGAGTTTGTTATTCTTACTGAAAAACATTTAAAAGTTAAATGATGGAAAAAACTTGTCCGGGGAATAATTAAATAATTAACAACGATCATGGGATTAAAATTTCTTACCACAGAACTGCACGAAGAGCTTGATTTTCTCGTTGAAGAGAAGAATCGCCAAGAACCTCCGAAGTATTATATTACAGGTCCATACATGATGGCTGAAGGAAAAAACCAAAATGGCAGAATCTATGCTTTGGACGAAATGGTAAAAGAAGTTGATAGATATGCAAAAGACATGATTGCTTCTCGGAGAGCTATCGGAGAAATGAATCATCCGCAATCGACAGAAGTTAACCCCGTCAATGCTTGTCATCTCGTAACAGAGCTTCGTCAAAACGATAATTATTTTTATGGCAAGTCTCTCATTCTTGATACTCCCATGGGTCAGTTGCTCAAGTCTTTAGTTAAAGATAAAATCCAAATGGGTATTTCTACTCGGGGACTCGGAAACCTCACTGAATCAGCAGGAGGCAAACGAGTATCAAACTTCCATTTAATTTGCTTAGATGTCGTTCATCAACCTTCTGTACAAAATGCAATGCTAGAGTCTATTCTTGAATCAAAAGAATGGATGGTGGGAACTGATGGAAGAATTATTGAAGTATCCCTCCGAGCCGGAAACGCTCTTCATGAAAAGTTGAGCACGTTGCCTAAAAAGGACGTGAACACTTTTCTTAGGGAGCAATTGTGCTCGTTTATTAATAACCTCAAAACCCTGTAAATATGAGCACAAATCAATCCATTAAAAACTTTCTGCTGCAAATTGCAAACAAAAATTATAGTCAAGCCAATGCAGCCCTCCATAAAATGGTCGAAAATAAGCTAAAAAACCGAGTCAGAGTTTCTTTAGACCAAAAAAATACAGCCGGTAGCGATAAATAAGAATATCATATGAACGTATCGAACATTCTTAGTGAGCAATTTAAGGATCTGATTTCTGAAGATACTCTCAAACAAGTAGAGGAAGCTTTTAATACTGCCGTTGATGAAAAGTCTAAAGCGAAAATTCAACTCGAAGTTGAAAACGTTAAGGCTCAGCTTGATGAGCACTATACAGGAAAGCTTCAAGAGCTGACTGAAAAAATTGATGAGGATCATACAGCAAAAATGCAGAAGCTAGTGGCTGCTATTGATACGGATCATGCGGTGAAGCTGCACAATCTGGTTGAGTCGATTGACAAAAAGCACACCAAGATGCTTAAGCAAGTTGTGGAGAAGTACGAAGGAAAACTGGTGGCTGATGCGACTTCGTTCCAGAATCGTTTGGTTGAGGAAGTTTCCAACTATTTGGATTTGTATTTAGATAAGACTGTACCAACCGCTCAGATTAACGAGGCGGTGACGAATATTCAGGCAGCGGCTAAGCTCCACCAGATTCGTCAATTGGTTGGTATCAACGAAGAATTTGTAGATAATGAAGTGAAAGAAGCTCTCATCGATGGTAAGAGAACGATTGATTCTCTGCGAAACGAGCTTAACGTTGCTCTTAAAGAGAACGTCGATTTAGCTGCGCGGGCTAATAAGGCCGAAGTAGCTATTCTTCTGGAAGACAAGACGGTTGATATGCCGACGGCAAAGAAGACCTTTGTGCACAAGCTTCTGAAGAATAAGACTCCTGAATATATTAAGGAGAATTTCGACTATGTCGTCGAGATGTTTGAGAAGGAGGCTCAAACGGATTTGGAAACGATCCAAGAACAAGTTAAGCAAGAGTTCGTTTCTCAGACGGCTTCGGCGGATCGTCCGCATATTATCGAAGAGCAAAAGAATTTTAATAATGAGGTTGAGCGCGACGCTTCAAGTGAAGTTGTTAGCGGCTATCTGAACGAGATGAAGAAAATTAGCAATTCAAGGATTGCTCGTTAACTTCTCTCACTGTAAAACATAAGGAGACAAAATAACTATGGCAAATCTCATGCACATCAATAAGGATTATGCAGAGCAACTCGTCGAGAAGTGGGGTCCAGTTCTGGACTTCAAGTCGGACAAAGTTGCCGAGATCTCTAACGAGAATACCCGTCTCAACACCGCTATTCTTCTGGAAAACCAGGAGAAGTGGTGCTTGAATGAAGGGAATACGTCTGCCTCTGGTGGTGTTTTTGGAAGCGGAGCAACTGTTGCTGGTACAGCAACCACGTTCTCTGGTGACAATTATGCCGCGGGCGACGCTCGTTTACCTAAGGTTCTGATTCCGATGATCCGCCGTACCTTCCCTGAGCTGATTACCAACGAAATCGTTGGCGTTCAGCCGATGACTGGTCCGGTTGGTCTTGCGTTCGCAATGCGCTACAAGTACGAAGACTCTGCTCTTGGCTACGGATCCGTTACTAACGGGGACGGCAGCTACAACAGCTCTGGTTCTATCGCTGCTAATAGCTCAGGCAACAGCACAAAGGAAATCGGCTATAACTACCTCAATACTGCCTTCACGGGCAGTTCCAGCGCGAAGCTCTCGGGCCTTGCGAACGTCTGGGACAACATCCCTGAAGACAATGGTGTTGGGGCAATTGTCAGCCAGTTCGAGCTCAGCTCGAAAATCCCTCAGGTAACCGTCTCGTTTGAGAAGACCGCCGTCGAAGCTCTAACCCGTAGGTTGGCAGCTAAGTGGTCGGTTGAACTCGAGCAGGACCTTAAGAACATGAACGGTATCGATATCGATGCTGAGCTTACCAATGCTATGTCGTACGAGATCCAGGCTGAAATCGACCGCGAGATGATCGCGCGTATGATCCAGGTCTGTCTCAACGCTGGCAATGGTGTTGGGTACTCCACATGGTCCGCTGTTTCGGCTGACGGTCGTTGGTCGGGTGAGCGCGCTCGTGACTTCTACAACAGAATTGTTGTTGAAGCTAACCGCGTTGCTATCCGTAACCGCCGTGGAGCTGCAAACTTCATCATTGCGACGCCGCGCATCTGCGCAATCCTGGAAACTCTTCCGAATTTCCAGTGGCATCCAGTGAATGGCAATGTGAATACCGCACCTGTTGGTATTGCGAAAGTCGGTTCGATCGGTGGTCGTTTCCAAATCTACAGAGACACTCGTACAGAAGCCCAAGTCAACGCCGGATACAATCCTGCTGGTGCGGGCTACTCGTCGACGCGTCAAGCTCCGGCTGCTGTGGATTACGCTCTTCTCGGTTATAAGGGTTCGGAATACTACGACAGTGGTATTCTCTACTGCCCGTATATTCCCGTGATGGTTCAGCGTACAATTGGTCCTAACGACTTCTCGCCTAGAGTCGGTCTGCTTACGAGATACGGTGTGGTTGACCATATTTTTGGTGCCAGCCTCTACTATCACCTCGTAATCTGCACCGGCCTTGGACAATCGTTCGTGCCCGGTTCGGCTGCTATCTACCTGTAATTACTCAGGTTATAGCTCTGCTACTAATAAGCCCCGGTCGAAAGACCGGGGCTTCTCTTTTGCCTTGATTTCTTGATAGTTGACCTGGATAATCAGAACCAAAGATATGGTCTATTTAGAAATAGCTGAAGATAACGAGTGGGAAGACTTTCTGTCAAGGAAGCTGCAGGGAGGAATTCCTAAGCGTTTAAAAAACCGTCTCGAACTCGAATCTAAACAGCTAAACCTCCCTGATTCGATTTCGTTCCAAGAAAAGCTATATATGCTTCGGAATGGTTTAAGGTCCGTGCCAAAATGTCTGAAGTGCAACAATCCTGTCAAGTTCCATGCAAGTGTAACGAAATACAGCGAATATTGTTCAGCTAAATGCTCTGCATCGAGTGTTCAGACTCAAAACAAGAAAAGAAACACAAATGTGTCTCTATACGGAACGCAGAATGCAGCAAA